CAGAGCTTCGTTGATAAGTTCTTAGATGACAGTGGGATGATGATAGATGCGGCAGGATATCATAGGTCTTTAGCGATGGCAATGCATCCTGAAAAGTTTGCCAAGTTCTTTTATGAGCAAGGTAAGTCTGCGGCGGCAGATGACACAATGCGTGAGTTGAAAAATGTAAATATGGATACGAAGCGTGCTCCGGAAGTAGGTAAATCAAAAGACGGAATGCAAATTAGAGCTTTAAACGATGACTCAGGTCGTGGCTTAAAGATTCGAAAAAGAAGATAAATTTTTAAAAAAACTAAAACAAAGTAATAATGAGTGTACAAGCAACACCCGGATTTGACTTGCAGCCAAGTGCACAGAAAGTGCCAACGGCAAGCAACTATATTACCAACTTTGATTTCTTAAATCAGTATTTACCTGATACATATGAAAAAGAATTTGAAAGGTATGGTAATAGAACTATCTCTTCATTCTTAAGAATGGTGGGAGCAGAAATGCCTTCTAACTCTGACTTAATTAAATGGGCAGAGCAAGGTAGATTACACACTCAATATGTAGACTGTACAACAACAGCAGCATTAGCTGACCCAACAGCTACATTTACTGTAAACGATGACCCTAATGCAACAGGAACTACTGCATCTCCATTTAGCGCAGGTTCAGATGGTGTCGGAATCGCTATTAGAGTTGGACAAACTGTTCATATCTCAAGAGTAGGTGGAGCAGCAGCAGCAGTTAAAGCTATCGTTACTGCCACTACAGATACTACATTTACTGTAGCATTTTATTCTCAAGCAGGGATGCCAATTGCAGGAGCAGGAAATAAATTTGAAGTATTTATCTATGGTTCTGAGTTTAAGAAAGGAACTTTAGGAATGGCAAATAGCTTAGAGTCTGATGACTTTATCTTCTCTAACAGTCCAATCATCTTAAAAGATAAGTATGCGGTTTCAGGTTCTGATATGGCGCAGATTGGATGGATTGAAGTAACTTCTGAGAACGGAGCTTCAGGATACTTATGGTATTTAAAGTCTGAGCACGAAACAAGGCTAAGATTTGACGACTATCTTGAGACTTCTATGATTGAAGCTGTTCCTGCTGAGGATGCTCCGAGTGCCGGTGAGGATGCTTCAGGTGCTTTAGATGCAGGGTATAAAGGTTCTGAAGGTATCTTTTACGTTGTAGAGAATAGAGGTAACGTATGGTCAGGTGGAAACCCTAATGAGTTATCTGAATTTGACACTATTATCTCAAGACTTGATAAGCAAGGTGCTATTGAAGAGAATGTTATTTTCGTAAATAGAAACTTTGGTTTCGATATTGATGATATGTTAGGTGGAATTAATGGTTCGGCTCAAGGAGTTGGAGGTGATTCTCCAAACGTTGTAGCAGGTGCTTCTTACGGTTTATTCGACTACGAAAGTGACATGGCATTGAACTTAGGATTCACAGTATTCAGAAGAGGTTATGACTTCTATAAGTCTGATTGGAAATACTTAAACGACCCTACAATGAGAGGTGGTTTAGAGAACGGAGCAGTAAACGGATTATTAGTTCCTGCCGGTTCTACTTCAGTGTATGACCAAATCTTAGGTAAGAACGCTAAGAGACCATTCTTGCACGTTAGATATAGAGCTTCTGAAACAGAAGACAGACGTTACAAGACTTGGATTACAGGTTCTGCCGGTGGTGCAGCTACTTCTTCTTTAGATGCAATGGAGGTTAACTTCTTATCTGAGAGAGCAGTATGTACTTTAGGTGCAAACAACTTCTTTATCTTTAAGTCGTAAGGAAGTTTATAATAATGGGGAGTGTCTTTAAAGACACTCTCCTTTTTTAAATTCAATTAAATTCAATTAAATAATAATAAAGTGGAAAATAAAGTAAACACTAAAAAAGCCAAGAACGTTCAGTTCACAGATAAGCATTACAAGCTTACAAGAAACGCAGCTCCTTTAACATTTGCAATACCAACAAAACACAAAAGTAGATTTCCTCTTTTGTATTGGGATTCAGATACAGGTCAGAACAGGGAGTTAAGATACGCAAGAAACCAAAAGTCTCCATTTGTAGATGAGCAGGATGGAAATGCAATACTAGAACCTGTTATGTTTGAAGATGGGTTTTTGCACGTTCCAAAAGAAAATCAAGTTCTACAAGAGTTTTTACACTATCATCCAATGAATGGTGGAATTTTCGTAGAGGTTAATGCGGAGAAAGATGCGGAGAAAGAAGTAGATGTATTAATGGTTCAGGCAGATGCTTTAACTGAGGCTAAAAAACTAACTGTTAATCAATTAGAAGATGTTGTTAGAATAGTTTTCGGTAAAGACGCTTCTAAGCTAACAACTACAGAATTAAAAAGAGATGTATTAGTTTTTGCTAACAACTATCCGCAAGACTTTTTAGAAGTAATTAGTGACCCTGAGATGAAAGTAATGGGGACTATTGAAAGATTCTTTACTGAAGGCTTATTAACTTTCAGAAAAAGCGGAAAGGAAGTATGGTATAATACAGAAAAGAATAAAACAAAATTATTGAATGTTCCATTTGGACAAGATGCTAAGGACTTAGTTTTATCTTATTTTAAAAGTGATGACGGTATAGATGCATTAAAACATTTGGAATCATTATTATAATATAATACCAAAGCCAATTTGAGAGACCTCTTCAAAAAACGAAGGGGTCTTTTTTTTTGTTTATCTTTGTATAAAACAGAAACGATGATAAATTCAGTTAGACAAACAGTAATGGCTGTTTTAAATAAAAACAACTACGGCTATATTACACCTTCTGATTTTAATTTATTTGCCAAGCAAGCTCAGTTAGATATATTTGAAGATTATTTTTATCAGTATAACTATCAGCTAAATAAAGAAAATAAAAGGCTATCCGGAACAGGGTATGCCGATATTAAAAAAGGATTAGAAGAAGTAATAGATGGTCTGTCAGAATATAAGCCATTAACTAATATAGACTTAGCGAGCACTACTCCGACAAGAGGAGTATATGCAAACAGCTATTATACGCCATCTTTGTTCACAACTGATGATAACTATTATTTGCTGAATAAGCTATTGGTTTATGAGAAGCTAAGAATAGAAGGGACTACGGAAGGAATTGATGCAGGTGGTTTAGATATATTAGATGGCTCTGCTGACTTTGAAGCTTCAGGAGTTCAGGTAGGAGACCATGTTTGTACAGTTTTAAGTAATGGTACATTAAAAGTAGCCACTGTTCTTTTTGTAAGAAGTCAATATATAGTAGAGGTTAGTGAGCCTATATTTACAGAGGTTGGTCAAGACTATACAATATTTGACGGTAGCAAAATAAAAGAAGCTGAGAGAGTTACTAACTCAAAGATAACTATGCTTAATAACTCTTTACTAACAAAGCCTACTTTACAATATCCTTCATACACACAAGAAGGAGCAGGAGGTACAAGTAATACGTCTTCATATGACAAGCTTCTTTTTTATCCTAACAATCAGATAAACAAACAAGGTCAGGTAATGTGTCAGTACATTAGGTATCCTCGTGACCCTAAGTGGACTTATGTTACGCTTGCCAACGGTGACCCTGTATTTGATGGAGATAGTCAAACATATCAAGACTTTGAGCTTCATATAGGAGATGAGGTTGATTTGGTTAACAAGATACTTCAATATGCAGGTATGTCAATCAGAGAGATTGCCGCTACTAATTTTGGACAAGGGGAAGAAACTGAGGATGCACAAGGTTTTGGAATCACTAAACAAGAAAGATAGATTATGGCTTATATAAATCAATATCAATATTATGAGAACGGAGGTAATGAGCCGGAAGATGCTAATTGGGGTTCTTATCAGTACGTTTCACTTGAGGATATAGTCAACAACTTTATGTTGATATATGCCGGGAATCATAGCTTAATAAATAACGAACCAAGATATAAGGTTTTGTTTCATGCTAAAAGAGCAATACAAGAATTAAACTATGATGCTTTCAAGGAGATTAAAATATTAGAACTTTCAGTTTGTAGTACCTTAAGGTATGTACTTCCATCTGACTATGTAAATTGGGTGAGGATATCGGTATATAAAGACGGAGTTCTTATGCCACTCACTGAGAATATTCAAACCAATTGGGCTACTGCATATCTTCAGGACAATAATTGTAGAATTATAACTGATAATTTAGGTAATGCAACTAAAGCTGAATACTCTGACCTTGACTTAGGCAGAATCACAGGCGCAAAGAAGTCTATATATCTTCAACCGGGTTCACCTTATGATGGTTGTTATGGTTGGTGTGTAGATGGTATGTGGTATTTTGATTATACGGTTGGCGCTCGCTACGGTTTAAATACAGAGACAGCAAATCAAAATCCTACGTTTAAAATAAATCCTAAAGGTGGTGTTATTAATTTTAGTTCTGACATGGCTAATGAACGTTGTGTTCTAGAATACGTTTCAGATGGTATGGAGAACGGTGACGATAGTTTAGTTAGTGTGAACAAATTATTTGAAGACTACATATATGCAGCTATTGAGTTTGCTTTGTTAAGTAGTAAAGCAGGGGCACAGGAATATATTGTAGCAAGATTAAGAAAAAGAAAGTCTGCTTTATTAAGAAATGCAAAGATTAGAATTAGTAACATTCATCCCGGTAGACTTCTACAAAACTTAAGGGGTAGAGATAAATGGATTAAATAGTATGGCTAAGATTACAAGAAACTTTACCGCAGGTAAGATGAATAAAATGGTAGACGAAAGACTCGTTCCAAACGGAGAGTATGTCGATGCCTTTAATGTTCGTATGGGTTCAACCGAAAACTCTGAGATTGGGGTAATTGAAAACTCAAAAGGTAATGAGCGTTTAACAACTTTAAGCTATAACAATCAAAACCTTTCTTCTAAAGCTAGATGTATTGGCGCTTTTGAAGATGGAGTAAACGAAACTATATATTGGTTTATACACGATAGAGCCTTCACTAGTAGCCCTACAAATAAGCTAGACATGATAGTGTCTCTCAATGTATCTACTCAGATTTTAACTTATCATGTTATAAGCATAAATGATGGTGATGATGAGAACACTACATTAAACTTTAATCCTGATTATTTAATAACAGGTGTTAATAAAGTAGAAGACCTGTTGTTTTTTACAGACAACTATAATCAACCAAGAAGAATAAATGTTTTAAAAAACTATCCTGACCCTGACGTTAGTAATGTAGATGGATTTGTTAATGAAGACATACTAGTTATCAAAAGCCCTCCTGTAGCTGCGCCAACTATTCAGCTTTCAAATTCAGGAGGTCAAGAGAATTTTTTATCTGAAAGGTTTATATCATTCGCATATAGATATAGATATGATGACGATGAGTATTCAGCCACATCTCAGTTTTCTTCTGCGGCTTTTATTCCTAATCCATTTAGTTATACACAAGAGAGCTACCTTAACGAAGGTATGACTAATTTTTACAACACTGCTCAAATAACTTTTAATACAGGAGGCCCTTTAGTAAAAGGTATTGACTTACTTTTTAAAGACTCAGATAGTAATGTTGTTAAGATAATTGAAAAGATAGATAAAGCTAATTACGTAGACTATCAAGATGTTGCATACACATTTAGAAATAGTAAGATATTTACAGTTCTACCTGAAGCAGATATACTAAGGCTATATGATAATGTTCCTAGACTTGCTCAAGCTCAGACCATTATGGGTAATAGACTTATGTATGGTAACTATGTTGAAGGATACGACTTAGTGGATAAAGAAAATAATCCTGTTAGATTAGAGTTTGAAGTAGACCAAGAGAACACAGACTTTGACCCTACAGAAATAGATGCTACAAAAGTAAATGCTTCATATACAATTGATGGAACTGTGAATGTTGCAGATGGTAAAGCTGAAATAGATTTATCTGAAATAGATTTAGTAGAAGGGGCTTTACTATCTTTTGTATTTACATTTGAACATGACTCATGGTCAGGAACAGG